TACACCGGTCACATCTGTAGCGTTGGCAACACTAGACTTTTCCAGATCCTTCAAGCGAACAAGATGCTCGTCAATGGACTTTACTTCAGCCAGAAGGCCGTCGTATTCCGCCGATTGATCAGCATCGAGGGTTACGCCGTCATCAGCGGCCTTCTGCATAATCGCTGTCATTGCAGCGGATTTATTTGTGCGGGTAGCTTCAAAAGCTTTGATTTGTTCTTGAATGTTCATAATAGAGTTCCTTGCCGGAGTAATAGGGATGGATTTGACCGCAACGCCGGTCTTGGAAGGTCGCACGACATCAACAGCAGAATGGCCAGACGCGGCTCGCTGTTGTGCGTCGATGGATTTAATTGTGGTAATTGTCGCGTCGGCATTAGCCGGTACGGTCACAAGGGAAAGCTCTAGCCATTCCCACTCTTTGAACCGTAAACCGCCTTCCTTCATTATTTCGTAGCTGAGCGACCTGAAGCCAATAGAAACAGCACTCACAAGACCGAGCTTGACGCTTTGCCATGCTTCGTCAGTTCGGTCTTTCAGCGTTCCGGGCTCATCGACTTTGACAACACGAGCCTTAAAAGGGATGCCCGTCTCTGTAGGCTCTGCGAATTCGACATGACCAACAGGCTGATTAGCATTGTGTTGCCATAAAAGAGGCATAGGCAGTGCAAATTTAGCCCCTAAAGGCTCAACAACATCACCCATTCTGTCAGCCGTAGGCGTTGAGGCAATACCCTCAATAACGCGCTCATCCTCATTAACGGTCCTGATATTCAGAACCGAATAAGCTCTATTCATTGGTTTTCCTTGATTGGATTAGCCGATTATCAGCATTTGATACTGGCGCTTCAGCGGTTCTATCGGCGTGTCAGTGGCAAAGCCCGTGACCATTGCAAGTGCCACAGCCGTATCAATGCGAACGGATGCTTTTGTTTTAACAAACCACCTGTTATCGAGTGGATCGCGGTCGAATGTAGCGCCCATCAAAGCGGTCATCAGTACCGGATTACGTCTGATGCGAACTCGACCATCAATGATGGCATTTTCCAACTCAGTGACAGACCCGGGCATCCACAGGCCTTGTGGTTCCGTTAAACCGGCTGCCTTTGCAGCTTCTATTTTCTGATCGCTGGCTTTAGACCGGCGCTTACCGCCCTGCGGATGCGGAACGTGTTCGACCTCAACGCCTATTGAATCAAGTTCCTCGCGGAATTTATCGTATGCGTATCGATCATAGGCAATACCGGCGATTTCAAAGTCCTGTGCAAGCTGTGCTACGCGGGCGGCAACAAAATCATACCTGATGCGGCTGCCTGGTGAAGCGTTCAAGAAACCCTGTTCCACCCACACATCGTAAGGCGTTTTATCTGCCAGTGATCTGGCTTTAAGAGTGTCAGCAGGTGTCCATGCTTCAATCCATGCATCGAAGGTAGGCAACTCAACCGTTGTGCCATCCTCGCGCTCCATGGCCTTGGTGCCGGTTTGTACCGCGCACGCCAATGCAGTCATGTCACGGGCAGCGGATAGATCCACAGATAGAAAGAGCTTCTTGCCTGCATGTTCATCAAGCGGGTTAAAGTCATCCATAACGGCTTCAACGGTCTCACGTGGCATCCAAGCCTTATCCGCCGATGTCCAGACGCAAAAGTGCAGCCGTAGGATACCGTTCAACTTGCCTGGGATTTGCTTAGCCTGAGACACTACGCCAGCAAGATAGTCAGTGGTTAGGATAACACCTAAAAGCGGATTAGCTTTTTTCCAGCATGTCGGATCTTCGAGCGGGTCATCGCCTTTGTCCAATGCACACACATAAGCAAAAGTAGTATCATCCAGTACCTCGCCGATATAAGTGAAATCGTCGTCAGGTGTTTGTGTGCCCGCAGCGACACGAACAGCATGTTCATGCTCTTCCCAGCAGAATGAGTTCCTATCGCTGCCGCTATTAGTTATCATAAACAACAACGGCTGCTGACGAAACTTAAAGCCACGCTCGAGCATTTCACCAACTGAACGGTCTGGATGCTCATGCACCTCATCTAGAAGTGCGAAGTGTGGACGTGGACCCGAGCCAGTCTTGCCAGCATCTTTGGAAATGGGACGAAAGAATGCCTTCTTTTCCAAAAAAGCTATGTTGAACTCGCGTCCTATACCACCGCTGAATGATAATCGGCCAGATAACTTAGGAGCCGCACGAGCCATCTTGACTGCATCCTGAAAAAGGATTTGCGCCTGCTCCTTCTTGGCTGCAGCTGCATAAATCTGAGCACCTGCTTCGCCATCAGCCATCAACCCGTAAAGCCCTAAGCCGCCTGCAAATGGCGACTTACCGTTGCCCTTGCCTTCTTCGATGTAGGCACGGCGAAATCGACGTTTGCCGTCAGAATTTACCCAGCCGAATAACGAACCAAGTTTGAAAGCTTGCGAGGGATGCAGCTTAAAAGGTTTGCCATCGAACTGGCCATCATTCAGTTTCAGGCGCTCCTCAAAGAAGCGCATTACACGATAAGCTTTTTCATCATCCCATGAGTATCCGCGCTCATGTGCTTGCGCCAGATCATCAAAATGCCGCTGACATGCATTGCGCACATGTGGTCCCGCAACTTCAACGCCATCAAGAACCGCACGCGCATATGCACTCACACGGTCAAGCGCCGGCGTTTTAATCAACGAGATCGTCCTTTTCTTCTTCACCATCGGGGAACGAAACCTTAGTGGCATCTGCCGGCGTGGCGCCCATTTGCCCGAGGCACTGGCGCAAAAGGTTAAGTGCTTGCACTCCAACTTCCTGACCAGTCATCAAACGACCTCGGATATTGGCAGCAATTTCCAAAAAGCTACGATGTGTTTCATTCAGCCAGGGGATTTCTTTTGTGAAAGTCATCCATGCCGTGCGAGCTTTAGATAAATCATTATCAACCAACCATTCAGGCGGCTCACCAACAGGCGCATCAACCTTTGGTTCTTTTCGTCCGTCAAATTTAGTTTTTTGTTTAACAGCCTGGCCGGTAACCGTAGCCTTGGCCTTCGGTGTTCTAGGCCGAGCCATTTTACTTACCCTCAACTTTTGAATTGAAAACGTGTGCGTTCTTGCCCATCGCCGGTTCCCTGCCCGTCGATGCCTTTAAGACCGAACATGCCCCCCCATGGAGTCAGATCGGCCAGCCCTGAGCGTCGAAACGGATAACGGTCTGGCCAAGGTCTTCACGTTGACCGTGTCTGTCATGGCATGACTTGCAGAGTGAGACGAACGGCCCGTTCCAAAAACGATGTTCATCACCTTTGTGACCTCCGTCACCGTGGTGAACGACAGTGGCAGGCTCAATGACTTCGGAGACTAGGCACCATTCACATAATGGCTGCTTTGATAGCTGGGCATCACGGATACGACGCCAACGGGCTGTTTTATAATACTTGCGATAGGCAGCAGCGTCAGTGCTGCGGTGGTCAGTTGTCATAAACACCACCCACTTATGAAAAAGATAAGATTGCGGGCTTCCACCGCATGCCCGACCGTTATGAGTAGTTCCTACTTCTAGTTACTAACGGCATTCCAGTGCGTGAAACACCATCCTGGGTAGGCTCATAGGGCGCCGAGGTATCGGACTTATCATGGTCTGCATTCAGAACAGGCAGGACGCTAACCCTGCTCCACAAGGTGAAGTCGCTATCTTCACAGCATACATGTGGTACATGCACATACCCGTAGGTCATGACAGTGTAGCGCTTCTGCTTTCAGCGCCGCTGTTCTGATTAGTGACCAGCCAGATGCGCATTGTTAAGAGGCGTGGCCGGTACTATTGAAGAGTAAGGGCTTGCAATATACACCTATATTTACAAGCTTAAACAACCTAATAATTATGGTGTAATAACAGTGTCTACTATTGTTCACAATTGCCCAAGGTGTCGTTCGCAACGTGCTACTTTTGACGTTAGAGGACAGAACCTTATAAATACTACATATAACTGGAAACGATATTTTGAGATATATGCGTCTTGCCGTCTTTGTAACAGGGGTACGATTTTTACTACCCAGCAAAGGGATTTAGATAATGAAGCGGTATGCGATTCGCCCAATGGGCTGGTTAATTACGCCAAAGGTACTCTGAATAGCATACTTGATATCGACGGTTATGTTTCACATCTCTATGAGGCAGGCCGTAAGCCTCCAGAACATTTAACGGGTGGGA